AGATGCAGTTCTGAAAAACTTTTGGACTTTTTGGCTGTAGATAATTGGGCTAAAGTTACCGTTTGGTAAGTTAGCATATCCACTTGATTTAGTAAATGCCATCGTTTTTCTCCTTTTGTTTTTGTTTGTTATTTAAAGTTGTTATGATTTTTCTTATTTGATTCGACCTTCTCTATTAGCTATATCGATTTCTTTCTCTAACTTATCGTACTCACTTGGTTTTAACTTGCGAATTTCATCCCAAGTCCAAGTTTTCTTATCAGTAGGATTCTCACTAGGCTTAGTTTTAGAAACAGATTTTGCCGCTTCTTTCTTAGCATCGGAAGAAACCTTCTTTGTAGAAAGACCTCTATGATATTTGTATAAGTCAATCGCTGTAGCTGCTGCTGTTGGATTGTCTGTATTATCGTAGAGCCAAGATTGTACAGTAGTATCTTGAGAAGATGCCCACTCATGAAAATCAGAACTTTCTCTGATATCTTGAAAGTCGGGATGTTTCTTAGCAAGTTCTACTTCAGCTTTCTCTCTAGCAAGTCGAGACTGTTGTTTTTTTAATTGCAACATTTCCTCTTGTATTTCTTGCTTATTTTTAAGAGTAGCCTCTGAAGTAATCTGCATAACAGAATCATACATCTCAGGATAATCCTTACGCCATTCCTCTAACTCTTCTTTAGTTTTAAAGATAGGTTTAGATGCAATAGCTTCTCTTTCTTTCTTTAGTTTGAGAACTTCGTCTTTATGCTTAGAGACAGTCTCATCGTAATGCCGTTTTAAGTCATCATAACGCTTCTTAAATACAGCATCTTCTACTCCGACAGGGTGTTCATCTTTAGGTTTTTTCTCGTCAGATTCTTCCTTAGATTCTTCAGTAGCTGTCTTTTCGTCTTCCTTGTCCATTAGATTCCTATTAGGATTCTTGTATGGGTTTGGTGTTGCGATTTCTTCTGTTGCTTCGGAAACTTTTTCTTCTACAACTTCAGATTTCTTATCGTCTTCCATTTTATCTCCTTTGGGGTGCTGTTGGATTCAGGTCGCCCCTATATGCAGGGCCTCTATACGGAGGGTGGCTGCGTCATCATTCCCTGTCCTTGCGTAGGTACAGGGCTTTCACTGGGTTGTGAAACTTGTTGTTGTGGCTGTGGTGAGGCCACTTGTGGTTCAGGAATAGCTTCTTGCATTACACTGCCAAATCCTTGACCAAAAACTTTTGACATAAAATCTCTAAACTGAGGAACATTTAATTGTGTAATTAATTGCATTTCTTCTTCAGATAGATTTTGTAAATTGTTAGAAACTTCTCTAGCAGATACTTCTAACTCCATAGGCTCTTGAGTGGGAGATGTTTGAACGTCTGCCCCCATCATACCCTGTCTCATTTCTTCTTCCATTATATAAATCCTCTCCTTTTTTTCCACTCATCATCACCTAAAACAACTATATCATGATAGTCATAGTCTGCGTATGTAGTGTTATTAATTTTAAATGTACCACCCTCTACTATAGGAACGTATACAAATTCTGTAACATCTTCTACTTCTTTTGCTTCAGGATGGTCTGCTACAAATAGCCATTTATTATTATGTAATACTCCATGAGAACCTGAAACTTTTACACCATCTATTAAATAATAAGGGTTATTCATTTTAAATTGTACCATACCTTCTACTAAAGAATCATTAATATAGTCACCTGCTTTTATGTCTTTAATTTTTGTACCATTAATATTTGTATCAGGATGGAAACATCTAGTAGTTCCTGTAGCTGTTGCACCACCTTTAAAGGATTGTCCACCAGTAAATTGTGACTGTGATGTTCTTTTATTTTCTGCTCTTTTACTGGCTTCTTGTGATGCTTTTACTCTATATTCAAATTGTTCTCTAGAATCTTTAAATCCTTGGTCTTGTGCTTGACTGTCACTCATACCAAGTTCCTCTATTTTTTCATCTATCTTTTTGTTATTTTCTTTTATTTGTTTTTTGGCTTTTTCTTTTTTATCTTTTTCTCTATCTATATCAGAATCCCTACTACCAAAACTAACTTTACCTGTTTGGTATTGAGACTCTATCATATCCATTGTAACATTAGCATCTTCTATATTAAGTTTTGCTACTTCGTTATCCCTAATTAATGCACCAAAATCAGATAAACCTTTTAATGTACCAAAATCTTCTGTAACTTTTGGTGTATCTTTTACTGTAGTAGTATCTTTTTTAATTTCTTCAGTAGGTGTAATGGCTGTTCTATCTATACCTAAAGCTGCATCTAATTCAGATAGTAGTTTATTTTTTTCTTCTACGTTTAACGCATCTACTTCTTTTTTTGTTCTAGTAGTAGGTGTAAATAAATCTGTTTTTCCAAAAGCACTAAGAGTTAATGGGCCTTGAATCATAAGTTTTCCATTGGGTGCTTTTATAATATTTCCTTGTGCATCAGTCTTCTGTGTACTAGCTAAGTTACCTGATAAGGATTCTTTTGTCTGTAATCTTCCAAAATTAGTTTTACCGTTTTCTGTTATTTTTACATTATAAGTTCCATCTTTATTTTCTATAACATTAATGCCTTCTGTTTCACTTAACTTTTGTAACTTTCTATCTGCAGGGTCTTTTATTAAAAACTTGTCTACTAATTTTCCTAGAGGTCCTAGTTTAGAAAGAATACTAGAATTATCTATTTTATAATTAACATCTTGACCAAATGTTCCAATACCTTGTTCTTGCATTACATCTGTTATTTGAGATAGTGCTTGTGCCGTATCTCCTATATCTCTAGGTTTATTAGTAAATTCTTGCCTATCACTATCTTGTGGTTTTTTTACAGGAACACATACCCCTTTTACAGGGTCATATTTAAATCCTGCAGGGCATGGGTCAACAGCAGGTGTAGTAGGTTCAAAAGGTGTAGTAGTTATAGGTTGAGTTGTAGGTGTAGATATTTCTGTTCTACCCTCACCTGCTTTTGGAAAATCTTCTTGTCTAAATTGTGGTAGCTCCCCTTGTTCTATTTCTCTTAACATACGAGGATATCCTTGCTCTTCTGTACCATATTGTATGGTAGCTGTTGGTCCTTGATATTCAGGGAGTGAGTATTGTTGACCTTGAACAGTCATAATACCGTCTGTTGTAGAATCATATACTTGTTGTTCTGTTGTAGTAGACTGTACACCAGTTTTGAAGGGGAACATAATCCCCTCCGATTCTTGTTGTAATATTTTAGATAAATCAGCCATTATTGTTCAGTTGGTCTCGGAGGTTGATTATTTGGTGCAGTAAAGCCGCTTTGCCCTGGAGTCTGTGGAACTCCTGCTCCGATGTTGCCACCTCCAGACCCTTGTGTGTCTGTGACAGTTGCACCTGCAGGTACTCCTCCAGTATTTCCCATGCCACCTTGTTGCTGGTTAGGGTCTTCAATTTGTTGACTTCCATTCATTTCTCCCATCATCTTCATAAAGATTGCCGCTTTCTCTGGGTCATTGACTAATTGGTCAGGGTCAACATCCATTGACTTTGCAATCTCTTTAATAATACTATGCCATTTAACAAAAGGTGCAAGAAACTGATTTGATGCTACTTGCATAAATGTCATTAATCTTTGTGACCTTACTTCTTTTGTCATTAGTGAACTTGTACCTTGTGCCTTAACATCTAAGTCACCCTGTATGTTAGGAATATCTGCATTGAATTGCATGTTCCAATGAAATAAAGTTTCACCTAAAGGTCTTAATAAATAATCATCTACGTTTTTTATAACTGTTTTAATGTTTAAAGCCGCCGCACCCATCAACATAGACATGCCTGAAGCTGTTCTTGTTGTGGATTGTATTCCTGTTTGACCATGTGAATAAGAAGGAATACCTGTAGACTCATCAGCTAATTGTCTAAACCTATCAAATATCTGCATGTTTTCAGGTGCAGTGTTAGGAAATTTTAAACCATGGATAGCTTGACCTGTTTGTCCACTTTGTCTTCTAAATATTTTTCCAGGATAGACAGTCATATCTTGGCCCGGAACTAACATTGTTTCATCTACATCGAATACTAAATTACCTGCTAGAGCTAAGTTATCAATAGCCATACGTGCATGACCATTCATAATAGTCTGTGCATCATCCATATTTTCAGGTATACCTACACCAAAGAATTGATAAGGGTTAATCTCATAAGGACATACCATAAAGGGATTTCTTGCAGGAGTAAATGGATTTAATACTAGTCGTAATATTTGTCCATTAGACACCCAAGCATTAACTTGTACTTCATCTAAGTCATTAGAAATATCTTCAGGCATCTCTATACCTGCTTCTTCTACTAATGCTTTATCTATAGTACCCCAATATTCTAAAACTTCAAATCTATTTTTATTAAACTCTTCTTGATTTTCTCTATCGTAAAGAGCAGTTTCATAGCTTCTTGTTTCGTAGTTAGGCCCACCTGCTAATATTTCTTTAATAGCAGACTTTCTAAAGAATGGTCTGTTAATTAAATCTCTTAACTGTGAACGTGTATAAACATGTCGTTGTATAACATAGTCTGCATCATCAATGGTAATGGCATCAGGGTCAGGATATAAATCCCAACAACTAACTGCTTCTACTCTTGGAACTAACTTTGATTTTGGTTGATATACTCTTTCACCGCTATCATCTAATACCCATTGATGTACTGATTGTTCATAGTTAAAAGGTCCTTTAAGAACACCTGTACCTAATAAACACATTTCAAACAGTACATGTCTCATTACTGATATCGCATGTGTTTCTTCTAATTGGTCATGGATAAGTTTTTCCATGCTTCTTGCGGCCTCTTCTGCAGGTTCTATTTGTGGCATTGTCTTCAAATCAGGAGCAGGTCCTGCTTCAAATCCTGCCTTACCATACTTCTCTGTCAATCCATTAAGAATATCATTAGCAGTAGAACCTGGAGTTATTTCTCTACCATCACCTTCAAAACCATAGATGTCATCCATCCTTTCGTCTTGTTTCATATTTTCAGGTTTTAGATGTGCGTATTTTTCTACACCTGTTGGGTCTGTTGTAGGAAATATACCAATAGGAAATTTACCCTGTGAGAATAAAACTTCTATTAGTTGTCCGTATGCAGCAAGAACTTTGGTCTTTGTTACTTTAACAAATACCTTAGATTTTTCTGAATCTCTAAAAGCCATATCAGAACCATAGATTCCTCTATAGTTCCTATAACTTCTTAACCATCTCTTTTCGTCATAAAGACGAGCTTGTTCTGAATTTTTTAAACGAGATTCAATTAGACTACCTAAATTATCAAAGGCAGTATCTCTTTCTTCTGATAAAGATTTTACTTCATCAGATTCAGAGTTCAAGCCACTCGTAAATGAATGTGGCATTATTTACCTCTTAATAATCTTTCTCGTCAGCCATTGAGAATACTTTTGCATCTACGCCAGACTTTGACTTACCTTTTGGGTAAGAAACATCATACTGACCAGCATCGTATCCATCAGGAAGAGCAGCATCTTTTTTTACTACGTTCTTATCTGCAGTCTTTGGTGATTTAGCATCACTGCCATAACCAACATTATCTTCAGGTAAGTCTCCCATTTTATATGTTTTCATGATTGCCATTTTATTTTTCTCCTTTTAATTGTTTCTGTATGTAAGGTAGTAACCAAGGGTTATCTACACATACAGTTGTTAGTCCATTCGCAAGAGTATTGCAAATTCTTTCTTCGTCTTTGTCGTCAATCTCTATTCCCCACTGATATACTATAGCATGAAATATTTCATGTATTAAAGTATTAGCATGAGATATACTATCTTCACTTGATGACAAAGCTATCATTCCATCTGATGCAAGAAACTGTCCATTTATTTCATTACACTTTGATACGATAGAATCTAAATTTGTAATCTTATAGTTCCTATAACCTATTTTAATATCTTTCATTAGTATCCAAAAACTTTATCTGCAGGTTTAAAGTCTACAGTTTGTCCTACACGATAGTTACTTGTTCTTGTTGCAGGATGTACAGGCCTACTCATACAACCATAACGTAATGCATCATAAGCGTGGTCTTCAGCGTGAGTATCAACATCTTCAGGATTATTTTTATCTACGGGTAACATAGGTAATGTTCTAATTAAGTTTGTACAATTATCAAAAAAGAACATTGTAGGATATCCTGTTGTCTCATCAGGCCGTAATCTTTTATGTAATTCTAGTTTACCTGCGACACGACTTTTAGGACTTCTATCAGAAGGTCTCCAACGACATCCTTCTTGAATCATTGTCTCAGCAATACTTGGTCCTATATCACCTCGTCTTGCCCATGTAGAACTATCAAGAACTCCGTATCTTATATTCTCGCCTTGCTCTGCTTCTAAAACTTTTCTAGCAAATATATCTGCTGTAATCTTTTGTGTATATAATTCTCTATAAACAAATATGTTATTATCAAAATCTATTGCAAACCATAAACAACAAGCAGGTGAACTATATCCCCAGTCTGCCGCTCTAAACCTCATCCAGTTTCTAGGGATGTCAAAAGGTTTAACAACATGAAGTTCTTTATTAAATTCAGGAAACGATGAATCTTCAAATGCTTCCCAGTTACCTTCTAAGAATTGTTTTCTTTGAACTTCAGGTAATGATGCTAACATTGCGTAGTAGTCATCTGTCTGCATCAAGTAAGGATTGTCTTGTAACTTTGCAGGTATATATTTTCTTGTAATCTTTTTTACACCTACAGGAGTTTTAATTTCTATTTCAAACTTTGTGTTAGGTATTGCAGGGTCAACAAACATTTCTTTTACCC